AAAAGAAAATAATTACACTCCAAATGATCACACATCAGTAAGTGATGAGGAACTTGCACTTGATGAGGTACTTGACAGTATTACTGGCTCCCCAAACTACACAAGGACTCTGAACACCATTACTGAAGAGTGGGATAAAAGTAGTCAAATATCCATAGCATCCAATCCTCAAAGTATTAAATTACTCAATGAGCAGATGGACTCTGGTATATATGACAAGATTACGGAGAATGTAAAATACCAGCGTAGCTTAGGTAAGTTAGTGGGTGTATCCGATTTTGAAGCGTATAAAGTCATAGGCGATATGCTTCATAGACAGGGTGCATTTGATGAACCTAAGGTCAATCCACCAGGAAACCTAAAGGAAACCAAAACAGTGAATACCCCTTCCCCTAAAGACGCTGAAGCTGAAAAGAAGAGACAAGCTGCTAAAGATGCAGTAAGTCCGGATATCGTATCTACTAAAAAAGAGGGCAAACTACCAGAGGGATTCAATCCGCTTGATATACCGGATGACGAATTTGATAAGTTTGACCCTGCAAAACTCGGCCTATAGGCCAATAAGGGGAACATAATATGTCCGCATCTGGAAGAATTTATAATGACGGAGCTGATACCTCCTCAATCGGTACTCAATTACAGGACTTTTACCATCAGAAGAAAGCTCTAATCGAGCTTAAAAAACAGGTGTATTTCACACCTCTTGCTTCTGTTACTGACATGCCTAAGCATTTTGGTAAAAAGATTAAACGTTACCACTACATGCCACTACTTGATGATCGTAACCTTAACGATCAGGGTATTGATGCTGCAGGTGCGTTGCTTGATCAGACAAAGTATTACGTGTTTGAAGGTGGTGCTTTAGTACCTGATGCAGAAATTGCAAGCAACTCTGTTGGTTTCGCAACAGAAGCTTTGGCTGTAGCCGCTATCACTGATCCTGACAATCAAACTGTTACACTTGGTTCTGGTAACCTTTATGGCTCATCTAAAGATGTCGGTACCATTGCTGCTAAACTACCAGCCCTTTCTGAGCATGGTGGTAGAGTTAACCGTGTAGGTTTCAAACGTATTACTCTTGAAGGATCACTTGAAAAATTTGGTTTCTTCGAAGAATATACTCAGGAATCTATGGACTTTGATACTGATGCAGAACTATCAGCTCATATCAACCGTGAGATGCTACGTGGTGCTACAGAGATGACTGAGGATATGCTGCAGATTGATATTCTCAATCACGCAGGTGTTAACAGATTCTGTGGTGCAGCTACCAGTAAAGCAACTACTTCTGGAGCTACTGGCTCTGTATGTGAAGTAACGTATGCAGATCTTTCTGCGCTATCCATTGAATTGGACAATAACAGGTGTCCTAAAGAAACCAAGGTTATTACTGGTACAAGAATGGTTGATACTAATACCATTCCGGCAGCAAGGGCTCTACTTATTGGATCAGAAATGATTCCGACCATCGAAAGAATGACTGACCATTTTGGTGACCAGGCATTCATTCCGGCACATAAGTATGCTGCAGGTACTCAGATACTCAATGGCGAAATTGGAACAGTAGGTTATTTCCGTATTGTAGTTGTACCTGAAATGATGCACTGGGAAGGTGCCGGTGCTGCTGAAGGTACAAATGCGGGTTACCATGCATCAAATGGTAGATATAATGTTTACCCTATGCTTGTTATCGGTAGTGAGTCTTTTACTACTATCGGTTTCCAGACAGATGGTAAAACTACCAAGTTTAAGATTTTCCATAAAAAGCCTGGTCTACAGACAGCTGATCGTTTTGATCCTTACGGTGAAAAAGGGTTTATGTCTATTAAGTGGTATTACGGCTTCATGGCCCTGAGAACTGAAAGACTCGCTCTTATCTACTCTGTAGGTAGAATCTAATTCTCGTACACTCCCTTCCCTCCGGGGAAGGGTTAATTTCTTTATATGAAAGGTAATAATAATGTCAGATTCAGTAGAACTTACAGAAGAACAAGCAGTAGAGCAGTTAGCACTACTTAAACAAAAAGCTACCCAGATGGGGATTAAATTCCATCCTTCCTGCGGTATTGATACATTGAGGGGTAAGATTAATGAAGCCCTTGAAAAAGATAACAACAGCTCTGAGCCGGGACCTGCTAAAGAGGAATCAGCAGTAGTTGAAGAGTCTGCAGAACTTCCTCCTGAAACGGTAGCAGTAATTACTGAACCTACTCCTGAAGAGGCTCCAGTTGAAAAGGTCG